TCCCTGAACACCTCTTAGATAAGGTTCCACAGCAGACTTGAAGGAACTTCTGGTTACTTCGTCATTAATTTCAAATAGTTGGAATTTGGAGAATCTTGCAATGTTCTTTTCAAGCTCAATGAAGAGTCTACGAACATTGATTCTGTTAAATGCACTAGGAGAAGATAGAGCAGTTTTGTCACCGAATAGAACAATACCTTGTCCTGGGAAGGAAACGATAGGGTTAATTCTATTATTGTAAAGTCTATCTCTTTCTGACTGTTTTGGTGAATATGCAAGTTTGGTTGCATTTCTTAAGTTTCCTCTGTTGTACCCAGCAGGAGAGAACCAAGTTTCAGAATTAATTGTAGTGTTGATGCAAAGACCAGCAACGTCTGCAGCACAAGGAACATAACGATAAGTATCATTGTACTTATCATAGATGTACTTGTAGCCAGAATCAAAGATTGCAAATGAACTACTAGAAATATTGCCAAAGAAATCTATAATGTTATCAGTTTTTTCAGCACTTGTAGAACTACTAATAACATCAGATCTTCTAGGAGAAATCACTACCATGCAGTCTCTTCTTGATTCTGCAATGTCAATTAATGCTACTGCTCTATCTGCAGTAATTGAACCTGGAATTAAAAAGTCTATGTCATTAAAAGTTTCAGCATCCTGGAGCAACTGATAACCTGCAGTTATAGTTGCATCAATATCATCAGGATCATTTGTAAAATCATAATCAGTGCCACCAGATAAACTAAAGCCAATAACAGAAGTATCTGAAACTGTGATTTCAGTTGCAATAGAATTTAAATATGTAAAATCATTTTGAATTAATGAATAAACTTTACCACCACTATTAGTTTCTCCGATAGATGCGTTGGTAATACCTTCTAGTGTAACTTTATTTGTTGAGATAAAATCAATACCAGTTGAGTATCCTGGGAATACATACTTAGATCTTTCTGCGATTGCAGTATGGAAATATACCAGTGAGCCATCTAGAGTACTTGCATCTTTTGCTTTTGAAACAAATAGATACTTCTCAAGAACTGTATTTGGAGTTCCAGTGATGATACCATCTTCATCTAGAACTAAAATATGCATTTCATCAAACTTACCACCTTTGTTAGCTACTGAGGATGAAGTTCCTGGTTGTGGTGCAATATCTCTCCACTTTAGTCCAGATGCATACTCTAGATTATCATAGTAATCATTTTTTACTTCAGCAATATCACCAGCAGCAATTAGTGTTACTGGAGTTCCAGCATTATCTGTAATGCTATATGTGTTATAATCTACAGAAGAAGTTGGAACTTTTTTTGTGTTATCACTTAAAATAAGATACAATTTATTATTAGTAGTATCTACTTTGTAGATCCAGCCAGTACCAATTTCTGTACCACCATTTAGAATTCTGATAGCATCTCCAACAGCTACAGATGGATCTGTACCAGTATAAGTGATGATTTGGTCTGCACCATGATCTACCGCAACAACTTTAATTGAATTGAAAAGTGAACCTGCACTTCTTCCTGCAAATTTAAAAGCAGTTCCACTATAGTTATCAAAATCAAACTTACTCTTAACATTGAAAGAACTTAATCCTGCATCTGATGATGAATTAAGTACAATGCTTGAACTTGTTGGTCTTACTACAGCAGCGATTCCGCCATATTGGATGATTGTTGATGCTGCAAACCAAGCTTCGTAATTATTATCATTTGGCTTACCAAATGTTTCTACTAACTCTTTCTCACTTGTAACAAAAGTTACAGTATCTACAGGACCAGTTTCTGCAGGAATTACAACTGCAGCAACATTTTGGTCAGATACATTAATAGTTGGAGTTAAATCAATTTCTTTGATGGATACTCCAGGTGAAGCAAACGCCATGTTTATTACCTCTATGAGATTTTTTTTCTCAAAACTATTTATTTATCTTTATATTTTGAACTACTTATATTCCCACATATAAGCCATATCACCATATTCATCAACATTCCACTTATTATCTGTAGCAGCAGTCCAGTAATCTCCTTTAGTATCTACGAATGTAGTTTCGGTATCCGTCAAGCCATCCAATATAAAACCAAATGGAGCCATATCCTGTTCAATAGCCTCTCTTTGATCTTCAAAAATTCTTTTCCTAACGTCATTTGATGTAAGCTCTCTAAAGTAAGGTTGAGTTGATAACCAAGAGAAAATTACGAGACACATTGCCAAGTCATCATTACAACCTTCTTCTGCAGAGAAAGTATCACTCTTTTGAATGAATGTGGTTAATTCACTAATGATGTCATAATCTGGAACTAAAAGTTTATCATCTTCAATCATTGCTTTTAGGTTAGCACAGCCATACTTTTTAACTGCTTTGGTCATCTTGACTCCAAGTTGTGCTTTATTGGAAAATCCAGTTCCAACTATCTGGCCAGCACGTCCTTTCATTGCACACATGAGTAAATTATCGTACTCAAGATCAAACTGTAGAATATCAGCCACCTGTCCACCGATATCATTAACCTCAACCAAAACATTGGCATTATTGTAATTTTTACCGACTGTATCTATGATATTGGGGAAGAGGATGGGTTTTATCTCATTATTCTTGTATTTTGCTACCATTTTGTAAGGGATTGTGGTGACATCTATCACCACAAAGGCAGAGTAATCATTTCCAACTCCCCTAGCAACGTCAACAGTCATAACATAATCATGACCATCTATTGGGTCTTCATACACATCCAATCCACCACTTCGTTTCAGTGGATCATCGTATACCATTGCACGAAGCTTATTTGGACTGATAAGTGTATCTACCGATCCAAGGAAAGTACATTCAAATTCCTGCTCAAACTGTCTTTGTGAAGTGTTTGCAATAGTTTCTTCTTTCCACTTCTGGTCTCTTCCTGGAACGTCCCACCAGTTAACTTCTAGTGGAGTATAACTGTTCTTTCCTCGTTCTGCATCATGCCAGAACTTGTAGAACATATTCATTCCATTTGGGGTGGAAATGATAATAACCTTGGTAGTTTTACCAGAAGAAATGGTAGGATATACAGAACTAAAGAACTGTTCTGCAATATGGTTTGGAATAAACGCAAACTCGTCCAGGAAGATGATATTAAAGGAGTTTCCTCGGACAGCAGATGATGATGTAGATGCAGCAATAATTTTAGATCCGTTTTCTAGCTCCAGTGATCCACGGTTCCAAGAACCCACACCCTGCTGTAGCCATTTCGGCAAGTTTTCGTAGGATAACTGCAATCTGGATAGAAGTTCCCTTGAAGTCTCTGCTTTGTTTGCAAGAATTGCAATTTTTACATTCGGATTAAACAGAGCATAGTGAAGCAGGTAAGAAACTACAGTAGTAGACTTACCTGTTTGTCTTGGTAGTTTTGCAATGTTGAATCTATGTTTATGAAAATTATCAATTAGTCTTTCTTGGAATTCCCACATTTTAAATGGGACCAATCCTTCATCGAGAGAAACAATTTTGATGTACTTTTTCGCAAAATAAATTGGATCATCTTGACATGTCAAATACTCTTCTAACTGTTCAGAAGTAAATTGTATTTGTACGTTAGAGGGTTTGAGGTTAGGGTTACCCTTATAACTAGATCTATCACTCATAACAACACTCTTAGATTAACAATTCCAGGCTCTTAATGATTTATTGATTCTTGAATTTGGATCGTTGGCAGTTTTCTTTGAGGTTAATTTCTTTTTCATTCCAGACATCCTGGCACAAAATGAATCTTTACGTGAACCACCTTTTGGTTGTGGTGGTTTTAAATCAGATCCAAGATTTTCTGCTTCATATGATTTACGTCCCTTTTCATTGAGACCTCCATTTTTATTTTGTCCTTCTTTACGAGTCCAAGCAGCACCTTCAGTATTTAACTTTGGCTTCTTCCAATCTGGACCTTTTAGTTTACTTTTAGCTGCAGACTGTTCTCCAGCACTTGTTGTTCTATCTGCTAAATTTCTGATTTTTGCTTGTCTTTGAGCAGATTTATGTCCAGCACCAATTTCAAAACTTACATTATCTGCCTCATTCATAAACTGAGAGAAAGATTTCTGCTCACTAATTTTTTCGTCTGATGCAAGATATTCTGCAGCGGTATCAATAAAATCGGCTGCTCTGGTAATTTTGGATTGCACCCAAGCAGGAAGTTGTTGATTAGATTTACGAATTACCTTGCGAAGCATAGCAATAGATCTTTCCATTTGATCCATTTCAAGATTTGCCATGTAACCTTCATGGTCTTTCATTTTGCCAGAAGCAATTTCTTTATGGTCTTCTTGCATATTTAAAAGACTGGTATTCATTTCCCATGCACTGGGACCATATGAACATTCAGATTTGGTTTCTTTTTTATTGCACAGATGACAATATCTAACTTCTTTATCAGATTTCATATTAGCCACCTACAACTTGAACTTGCTCAAATACCGCAGCAGAATCAAATGCTTGTAGTTTGGCAACTCTTACAACTTGTGCTGGAACTCCAGTAGTATGCGTAAAATCTTCGGTAGCAGCAGATGCATCAATATCTGTAGTAATTGTATTGCCAGTTTTAACAGTGACTTTTTTACCTGCAGATGCAGCAGATTCAAATGCAGCTGGGAGAACTGTACCTGGATCGACAACAGCAACATAATCCCCAACTGCAAATGGATGAGTGTCTGTAGTAGCACCAGCTAAACCTAGGGTGTACGTGCAAGTTGCAGAGTCAGTTGCTTTATAGATAGTTGCTTTTCTTGCTTTGCCTGCAGAAATTAGCAATGATTCTGTGGATTTTAAAACTACGAGTGGACCATCATTAACTTTAATAGTACAATCGGTTCCTGTAGTTACACGAAACACCCCACTAGTCATTTCTACATATGCAGTACTATCTGCATCAACTGTAGTTGTAGAGATTACATTTATTACGGACATTAAAATACTCCTTATTCTTCTGTATTATTTATTTTTGATTGTTTTAGAAACTTTTGTAGTTCTGCAGTACTACCTATAAACATAGTATTATTTACAGTAGAAGGTCCTTTTTGTCTAGGAGTATCTTCGTCAATTGCTTTCATTTTCTTCTGTAAGTCAATTAGTTTATCAGTCATGTCAGAAACATGTTTAATTCCTTGGAAAGCAACTTCATATGCTCTAGGATGATCACTATTTCTAGCAACATCCATAATTCCATCAATTGCTTCTTGACCCTTTTCAATTAAATTATACAATTGTCCTCGACTATATTGATAATCTGAATCAATATCTTGGGATGAATCAGAATTCATTCTTACAATTTTTGAATCTGACTCATCAAGATCTTGTGGGACAATATTAAAAGTGTCATCTAGTTTATCGAATGTTGACATAATTATTCAGTCCAAATCTCATTAAATCCAAAGTTATCATCTGGCTCTACTAAATCATCATCTAATGTATTGATAATGCCATCTTCATTTAAATCTTCTAGAGCCTTTGGTGTAGCACTATATGTTACGTATCTGTTGGCATTTATTGCAGTTCCAATATCAACATTAACTTTCTTGATTACATCTGAAGTTGTGACTGGACCATAAATATAAGATTTTGCAGTAAATGTTAATGTGTAAATAATAGTTCTCCTTACTCTAAAATCTCCCTCGTACTCATCTTGAATGGATACGTTATTTAATAAAATTGGAATATCTTTCTTTTCGTTAGTTTCACTTACCATATTAATAGTAATTGAAAAATGAGGTTGAAAGAATGGAAGTATTTGCTCTAAAATTTGAACTGCATCATCATTATTTTTGCTAATAATTGCAACTTCAAAATCTAAATTATATGGAACTGGTAAATAATGACTATAAGTTTTTTCTGCATCACCAGACTTTGGACTTCTACAAACTTGTATTGGACCCAATTTTCTCCCAGCATCGTATGATATACCTTTCATTTCAAATGCAATTCTTGGCAATTGAATTTGAGTTGGTCTACGTTTATCTAAATTTGACTCTGCTTCTACTCTAGCCAGAAATTTCTCTGTTGGTCCATATGCCAACGGAACTTTGATGGTTTGTTTTATTGCTCCAGCAGAGTCTTTTCTTTGAAGTTCTATATTATTGAATAGTGTACCAAATCCAATAATAGTTCTACGAATTGATTCGTTATAAAAATGTGTACCTAACATTAAAAGTCTCCCATGTTTGTATATTCACCAAATGGATTTCTTTCAGTCCAATCAACAATTTGATCTCCCTCGTCTTCAAACCATTTGTTCTCATTGAAATCATCATTTTGATTTTCAATAGAACTAAATGTATTAATGATCCATTCAGCTCCACTAGTTTCTCCAATTATAGTTTCATTATCTATAAATGTTCCTACTATATCTATAAGCTCAAGCTCAGAATTTGTCACATCATAACGAATTACTTTTCCAGTAGCACCACTAATAGAACCAGTTACTAATTCTTCAAACTGATAAGTTCCAGTTGGAGCTAATATTGCTTCTGCAGATGCACCAATACCAGAACCAGAAATAAACACAACTGGAGCACTGGTATAATTTATGCCTGGATTAGTTACTTTTATTTCTGTTATAACTCCTCCAGACACAACAGCAGATGCAGATGCACCAGATGCTCCAACAATTGATTGAAATGTTATTGTAGTTCCAGATGCAGTATATCCAGAACCACCTGAAATAACATTAATTTGTTTAATACCTTTAGTTAATTTAAATGTAATTGAATAACCTTCATCCCTTCTAATTTTATCAATTTCTTCGATACCAGTTTCAAGTCTTTCGCTGGAATCTTCCATTACTTCACATACTAATTGGTATGTTGCAATCTGACCCAACTGCCTAAATGGTTTATTATGTTCTACAAATTTAATTTGGAACAGTTGATTTGTCAGAGGGAAATAAATTGCATCACCTTCATTTGGTCTTTCATTGGTGAGTAGATTATTAGAAGAAGAAATTAAATCTTCCCATCTTCTCTTTGATATTATGAATGTTGCTTCTTCTGAAATTCTAACTCCAAATTTACTTAATAAAGTCCCTTCCCCAGTAAATCCCTCGTAGTTAGAAACATACATCTCTATCATATAATTTTCATCAAATAATGCTAATGGATCTTCTCTAAACAGTCTATCATCATTAGCAAATTCTCTTGGCAAGTAATATACATCAAAACCGTAAATTTTCAAAGACTCAATGATTAAGTCTTCATAGAGTCTTTGTTCTGATGATGTGCCGTGAGAGAAATAAACGTTTTTCATTATCCTACCATATCTAGTGGTGGTAATTCATATGTACTTAGAAGCTCTTCGTATAATTTATCTAATTCTCCTGTTGCATCATCATATAACTGACGACCATTGAAAGTAACTCCACCTGGCATTTGAATACCTTCAAACTTAGATAAGTTTTGTCCCCACTGTTTCTTTATTAATGAAGTTAAATATTTCTTAACCCACATCTCATTATACAATTTAGTAAATGTATTTGGATCTAATGCTCGGTAACAATCAATTACAATAAAATCATCTACTGTTTGCATTCCCCAGTCTAAATCAATGTATAGTCTATCTTGAACTTTATTGAATCTAATATCTTTATTTCCTTCTAACATGAAGTCTAGAGTTTCAAGATATGTCAATACCATATAATAATTCATTATATCGTATGAGTAAAAATTATAAAAATCATTCAAGAAGAATTGATATCTAAAACCAAACATGTTATTGACAAATGCATTAGATACTTTAAAAATACCCTGAACACCAATAATATGATCTGGTACTGTCAAATATCCTCTACCCTCTTCAAAGTTTAAAGTTCTTAAATTATCGGAATCGTTGGTATCTGTCCTGGTTGTAGTAAAATTTCTTAATTTACCGTTATCAATATCTTCCTGGGTTAGTTTATATTTTAAATACATCCTCTCCATACCACCATATGCTCTTTCATTGTAGAGCTGAATGGTATCATCAATGAGATCTTCTATCTGATCATCATCGACGTTAATTTCGATCACTGGTTTTCCAAGTTTACGAAGACAATATTCTTTTAATTGTACTCTACTACTTGGTTTTGCCATTATGCTGACCTTCTAGATTTAGTTGGTTCTTTTTGAGTTTCTAGAGGCTCATCAAATGAACCTCCGTCTGAAACTTCTGTTTGTTTGGACATATTTGTAATTACACTATTGAGGTAAATGACTTTTGCCTCAAGCATAATATTTTGGGATGTCAGTTCATTGATTTTCTTTTGCATCACTGATAACAAATTGTTGATTTCATCTTGATTCATAATTTTCTCCAGATTTATATTCTATATATCAGTATGTACCCCCATCAATGGTTGTAGTCCACACTGGAACTCCAGAGCCATTTACAGTTAGAATTTGATTTGAAGTTGTAGCATCACTTGTTCCTGCTGCTACTGTAGTGGTTATTCTTTTGTATGCATCAAAGAATGGAATACCATTTTGGACTCCATCATCTAACTTTACTGTCTTGAAGTATGCACTACCTCTTGTACCACTGAAAACATTACCACTATTTGTAGCATCAGGGATGTACGTAAAATAGAATGTTGTTACTGGACCTTCAGAAATACCAGACTCATCATACCCAAAGAATCCAGTTTTTAAACTTCCATTATAGTACTTGTATTCAATACCACGATCCATATTATCATCTGCACCCTGAGTAAATGTTAACTCAGTTCCAGATGCAATTCCACCAGTAAGTGCATTGCTTAGGCTAACTTGGGTTCCACTATCTACTGTAATTGTAGTGTTAGCTGGAATGTTCGCATCTCCACTGATAATATCACCATCATTTAGACCAGTGGTATTATCTAAAGTTAGTGTAGTAGCACCGTTTGATGCAGATGCAGTCAATACTTTTTCGCTGATACTATCACCTAAAGTAAAAACTGGATCATTTACTGTCATTACTGTGGAGTTTACAGTAGTTGTAGTACCAGTTACTTTAAAGTTACCTCTAACAACCACATCACCCCCAGCATCCCCGCCAGCAGGATAAGGATCGAGGGTAATAGTTTGACCATTTTGATCTCCATAAATTGTAGATCCATTAATTTTCAAATCTCCAAAATCAGTTGTTGTTGAAGCAGTACCAAAATTAATGGTTGTTGCAGCACCAAATGCGTTTACAGTTGTTGCAGTTGTATTTGCAAGATTAAAAGTAGTGGTTGAGACAGTTAGATCTCCACCATCAATGTTTAAATCACCATCAACATCAAGGTTGTTGTTAATATTTGTAGTACCAGATATATCACCTATTTCAATCGTTGTGGCTTTTGTGCCAAAATTAATAGTTGTTGCAGTTGTGTGCAACAAATTAAATGTTGCTTGATCGGTAGTTAGATCGCCACCTTTAACTTCTAAATCTTTATCAACTACAAGAGTATTATTGACATTAGTTGTGCCTGTAGCAGCACCGATTTCGATTGTTGTTGCCGCACCAGCAAAGTTTACTGTTGTTGCAGTTGTATTTGCAAGGTTAAAAGTAGTAGTTGATACAGTTAAATCTCCACCATCAATATTAACATCACCATCAACATCTAGATTGTTGTTAATATTTGTGGTTCCAGTTGCAGCACCAATTTCAATAGTGGTAGCAGCACCAAATGCGTTTACTGTCGTTGCAGTTGTATTTGCAAGATTAAAAGTAGTAGTCGAGACAGTTAAGTCACCACCATCAATGTTTAAATCCCCATCAACATCGAGATCATTATTGACATTAGTTGTGCCTGTAGAAGCACCGATCTCAATGGTAGTTGCTGCACCAAATGCATTTACTGTAGTAGCAGTTGTATTTAAAAGATTAAATGTTTCTGCATTAGTAGTAAGATCTCCACCGTCAATATTGAGATCATTATCAATATCTACGTTTGCAGTAGAAAATGTAATTAACTCTGCAGCATCTGTGGTAGTAATATTGAGATATTCATTAGTACCTTCTTTAATTACTAATGCACCAGCAGTATTATCTTTGATATTAAAATCAGTGGCAACTTCAGTTAAATTAATATCTCCACCCTTTACGGTTAAATCTCCAGAAACTGTAAAATCAGAAGGAGATGCAAGGGTTCCAATAGATGCTGAACCTGCGATGTATAGATCTCCACCAATTCCAACACCACCAGAAACAGTAAATGCTCCAGTAGTAGATGAAGTTGATGCAGTTACATCACTTACGCTGATCGCAACTCCATCTGCAAAGTTCCAATTTGCTCCAGTAACTTCTAGTCTATCGTCAGTAGTTTCATCATATTTAATTTTGACATCTTTGCTTGTGCCAAAGGTTAAATATGTATCGTCTGGAATTACAACCTCCCCAGCACCATTTGGATCAATATTGATGTCCCCATCAGTATTGGTGGATGAAATTGTATTTCCATCTAGTGTAAGATTATCTACATTCCATACATCAATCTTACTAGCAGAGTCTACGATTGCTGCTGAGTTTGCAGTTAAAGTACCATGCCCATGATCGAGCATGTCTGTAAAATATTTACCGCCAATTACTTCAATATTTGCTGCGATGCCTCCAGTCTCAGTACCAGTACCCAAGTACATCTTACCATAAGATGTTACTGTAGCACTTTGGGCATCGGTATAATTCCCTGTACCCCAAGAATAACCTATTTCACCTTGTCCAAGGTTTGGTTGTGAGGTTCCAGAGGACCTTTTAATTTTAATGATAGTTGCCATTTCTGTTTCCCTGATGGTTTAGTAGTTACCGCAATTAATGGTTAGACCATTACTTTCTATAATATTGGAAGCAACCCAAGCCCCAACAGTGGCATCATATTGTAAAAGGGCTCCTTGTTGTGCATTTAATGCATCAACATCACTTAACGAAGACAGTTTTTGTGCAGCATTTGCTGCAACAGTTATTACTTGTGGTTGGTTTGAAACCGTTACTTTTGTTTTCATGTTACTCCTGGATTGATAGTAACAATTCCCTCTATTACCCTAGTTTTTTTACCAGAAGAGTTGGTAAGAACTACATCATACAAGTATCTTCCTTGTTCTAATGTAGAAGTTTGGGAAGAAGTCAAATCAAGAATAACTGTTCCAGTGGTTCTGACGACAGGAAAGGAAACTGTAAAATCTACTGAATTTGCACTATAATAAGATTTTCTTACTTTAGCTTCTCCAGTATACCCGTTTAGATCCCAAGGCGCATTATTATCATCATAAATGGTAATTTGAGCATTAAAATCAGAACCTTGGTCAATATACAGGTTTTTTACAGCTGCCATTTTGAAATATTTATATAGAGAGGTCTCCCTAGTATTTATAAGGAGACCTCTTCATGGATTATTTTTTGATCAATAAATTCATTACTACATGTTGTTGCATATGATATAATCTTGCAAATTCTTTTGCAATGTGTTTAGCACCTTCTTCATTCAATGTGTCTATATCATTATAAATTTTTTGAAGAGTAAATTGTTTATTAAGTGGTAGATCTTTCATTTAATTGTAATAGCAAGTTTTTGATTTCATTTAATTCGCCTTTTAAATTATTTAAGTCGCTCTCAATTTTATCAATTTTGTGAAATTTATTCTGTCGCATTTGATAACTTTTCATGTAAGACTCATACTCATATGTATTATCATTTATTATGGCACCACTTTCAGTATCTCGATATAATCCTGGATGCCCATCTACCATTATTTTTGCCATAATGTTTAAACCGCAAGTGAAATAGCTCTAAAGTTTCTAATTTTTATATTATTAGTTTGATCATCACCTATCATACAAATTTTCACAGAATATTCTTTAAACTCTGGTAATCCAGTAAGTTCAAATTCAAATGCTTTATAGTCATTTAAATTTGTAGACTTTGGATATGAAATTGCGGGCACTTCTACATAACCAGTCTCATTAAATTTGCCCAAATTGCCATCACCTAAAGTTTTTACAAATACTTTAATATCAGAGTAATTTCCATTCAATCCTTGTGCTCGTACCGCATCTAAAAATACTTTAATTGATGTAGAGACACCTTGTAAAGTTACTTTCTTTGTTATATATGAAGAGTAGAATCCAGAAGTAGGAGTTAATTCTGCAGAAACATCAATAGCGTTATTGAATATTTTCTTACTAAGTCTATTTGAAACTGTAGTAATTGAAGACCCATATAATTCTACTACAGGACTTACATTGTCAAGTTGACTTGACATATTTACATTTAATTTTAATGTATGTGGATATCCTGGGAAATATACCGATGTATTTGGTGTAGATGCAATTAATCTAGATGTACTCATCTTAGAATATTGTCTATTTTCAACAGATTCTGGATTTAGTTGTGCAAATGAATTTAATGATCCATACAAAGGACTTCCAGTAATACTAGATAAAGTCATAGACAAATCTGTTGATGGAAGCACTAAACTGTTTAGATTTGGATATAGTTCTTCATATTGAATATTTTTAGATGCTTTTGCTGAATCTCCTCCAGTTCTCAATTCAGAAGATGATTTACTTATTGTTGAAATTTTATAATTATCAAAATCAATTACTTCGGTTATTTTATGAATTTTATTAATTTCAACCAGAGGAATTCCATTTAAAGCGTAACACATTACTGCAGAATTGATTGCATGTGGACCAGCAGTAGTTCCATCAAGCCCTCTTTCAGATATAGTTAATGTATTTCCCGACTTTGTAGTATATTTCATAATTTCATTATTAATCATAACATACCCAGGATTTGATTGACTTACTGGAGATCCATTGATGGTTGACCAAGTAGTAGAAGAAGCATTTCCAAGTGTGATATTTCCAGTAAATGCTGCAGTGGGAATAGATGTATTCAATATTGTTGATGGAGCATCTGAAGATACGTTTGAAATCCTTACATAATTTTGAGTAGTGTGCATACAATGATTTGGATGGAACACTTCAACGCTTGTTGAATTTGAATATAATTTTAACGGATTTTGAATTAAATTTACATCAGGTATTAAATCGTTATTTAATATACATGTATAAGTTGAATTTGTGACAAACTTTGCTCTGTTCATTACAAATTTAACGTCTTCAAATTGATCGGGTGACCAAGTAGACATATTTTGAGATTTAAACAATGATCCAGAATATGGTTGCTTATCAATTGCATATGATGTAGTTACATCAGTTTCACCCAATCTAGAAATCCACATTTTATATAATTTTGAATCACTTCTTACAATAAAAGCATAATAAGTATCTTGATTCAGATAAACCAATGATGGAAATGTAAATCTAGTTGCTAGTGATGCATCGTTAGAAATTTTTACATTAGCTGCTTCTACAACAGAAACTGAATTTGGAACTACTGTATTTGTAATAGTTCCATTTTCCATTGTTCGTATTTCTACAGATACTGGAGTTGAAGAGTCTTTTGCTTGGAAATATAAATCAATTGAAGATAAAAATACCCCACCTTCTGAACCAATAAAGAACGATTGAGCTATTGGATCTGGTCTAGGAGCTGGTGGTGGTGGGAATGGTATAAACTGTACTGTAGTTCCTCTGATTGGACCAGATGAAATTTCTGGCAAATCTAGAGACAATACATTACTAGTTAAGTTTACAGTAGTTCCTAATGTATCATAAGTTGCCACTGCACTAGTTTCAGATATACCATAAATTGAAGTTCCAGTAATTTGATCGCAAAGTTTAAATGATAACTTTCCAGTTTCAAAAGTTTCGGGTGGAATTACTAGGAAAGCTTCTAAACCGCCAGATGCATTTGTTTTTACCCTATTAGAATTAGCTAAAGTTACTTTTCCAATAGCTCCAGAAGTTTCTCCAATGACGTAAAAAGTTGATCCTAGTATAATTGGGTTTAATTGAGTTGTATCTACTGTAGTAGGTGGTTCTATTGATAAATATGTACTTGTCGAAGTATATTGTCCTAGTGAAGAACCAATAACAACTGATTCTATAATATTTGAATCTGCTGGAGTATTTACTGTATCTGTATTAGATAAAAATACCTTTTCACCAACCACAAATGCCCCACTCCTTTCAGTCATATCAACCATATCGAGTGGGAATATCATTTCATCATGTAAAACCTCATCCACAAAGAAGTGCATTACAGTATTGGCTTTTAATTTTGTTGCCTGTAAATATAGTAGTCTAGATCTTACAAATCTATTGACTTCAATACTATTGATACTATCGCCAACCTCAATGTCTTGAGTAAATGTTGTAAATGTATTATCAACAGATCCAGTTTCAGATACTCTTAAAGTTCCTCCTCCAACTGCGAGTCTTGGAACTATATTTCTATTCCAGTTGTCCCATTGATCGGCAAGTGCTGTTGTACGATCAAATAAAGCTCTAAATGGCTCAGATAGATCTACTTGTTGAGTATTAGTTTGAGTTCTAATAGTATCAAACCAAACATCTTTATTTGGTTGTAGTGAAATCTCTCCATTCCAAGCAATAACTTCAAATGGCTGTAAATTCTCTACTCTACTTGCATATGTCTGAGTAATATATTCTGTCTCGGTATACGGGAGAGTCACAAGTGCTCCCATTTTTTTGGCAGTTGATGTGGAATCATAATTTAATCCCAGCTTAGTCGCATATGGATATGGTCTAAGCAATGCATTTTCTGTGTCAATAGATGCAGTATATCTGACATTGTTTAAATCTGCAAAATCAGTGGTTTTAAAGTTATCTGCAATAAAACCAGTCTTGAATCTATTATTACCAAATTCGTCTAACACCAATAAACTATTAGTTCCAACTTCTAATAAATTTAATGAAGTCAGATTTTCTACAGTTTCCAATCGTTTGTCAATACCAGAGATATCTTTCATAGTATATCTCTTCAACTGATTAATGACAACAGATGCAGAATTTACATCCTTCATGTATGGAGGAATGGTCACTGTAGCTAATAATAATGAATTTTGTACTTCTTGTGGTTCTTGAGGAGAATTTGACTCTGAACCTTTTAGTACAAGTAAGTTATTATTTTCATCTAAGAAAATTTTATCAATTCTACCTAAGAAATAATCATAATCAGCACTTATAATTTCTCCTGGGTATGTAAATGTAGAAATAGGTCTATTTGACAGATTTGAGTATACATCAAATACTGAAGCAGATTCTACAAATGGTGAAGATAAAGTTCCACTAGTTCCTGTAGTTGATGATGAAGAAGTTTCATATCTAAAATCTACAATGTCAGTGTATGCAATTCCATTGTATGTTGATGGAATCGTTGAGAAACTTTCTTCGCCATAATTATATGAATTGGCAGTATAGAAATCATTAGATGTATTTGAATGTATATAATAATCAAAAATTACAATAAATTTGTTTGTTGGGATAGGTCTACCTTCATTTCTTACCAACTTAGAAATATTATAAAATTCAGTAGAATCATTTTTTACCAAATTAAAGTTATTTGTAATGTCTCTGTAGTTACCATTAGATGCAGAAGTTACAAATTTGCCCTGAATATTAGATGCCCCAGCAACTACAATTTCAACTGGTTGACTTAGGTTAGTTGAGAATTTCTCTGATGATAGATACTTGATATAAAGAGTATTTCCACTAATAGAAAGTACCTTTGCACGAATACTTTCATGATAAATCATATTACCAGCTACTATCTGATTGGAATTATTGACTACTACACTATCCAGTAAACTTGTAAGGGCATCAGATGAAGAAATAGCCTCATGGATAGCATGAATTCTATATACATCTGAAAATTTTAATGAAATTTCTCTATCAGATATTCTAGTGCCATATTTAGTGTTGGTAGAATTTTTTTGCTTATCTACTAATAAATGTGTAAATTTGTTAGAAGTTTTTGTTTTAAGTGTTGGATTATTGACTCGTACTTTATATGTGACGAGTACAGAAGAACCAATTAAAGAACTGGATACTGTTAACGTGACGCTATTTGATTGAGATGTTGGGTCAACGGTAAATGAAACAATTCCAGATATATTGGTTAGTCCAATATCTCCCGTTGAAATTGCAAAATCCGAAGTAGTTGAAATGGTAACAGTTCCTGTAGAGCCATCAAATCCTGATACTACAGTTTTTGTTTCATTTATGGTTTTATAGTATGATAAATCTGATGTAGTTTTAATTGTATTTGGAAATTTGGAGAAGAAATTATTTCCAAAAGTTTTTAATTTTGGTACTAATTTTTTAATAGAATAGTAAGTTCCATCAGATACACTTCCAGAAGGTAATGTAACAGATTCATTGGTAATTGAAGAAATTGTTGCAATTGTTGTTCCAATTAATAACTTCATTGGAGCTTTCAAATCTCTAGTAAAATTAGTAGAACTTCCAGTTAATACATTACTAGCTACAACAAATGATGTCCCAGAGATAGAAACTTCTTCAAGTTCTAAATCTGCGGTTGCGCCTCCAGAAGTTGAAATTGAAGTAATATTTTCAATTTTATTATTATCTGCTGTGTCAACAGTATATACACTGGAATTATCACTATTTGTGAATGTAACTCCTTTTGTAAAATCTCCAGTAGTTTGTCTTAAAGTAATTATATTTCCATTAACTCCATGAACAACTGCCTGAGATCCACCAGAACTAAATACAAAATCTCCTGCATTTAAATCTGGGGCAGATTCAATAGTGGTAATAATTGAAAACATTGTTATATCACACACAAATAATCTGCCACCAGAAATTAATCCTAATGACCTACACTGTCCAATTTGAGTGCCTGATCGTAGCAATTGAACTGTAGTTCCTGCTGGAATTACACCTCCAGTAATAGTACTGACTTTTAGTGTAAAATAGTTACCAAAAATTGATGATATTCCTTGATTATTTAAAGATAATGAAGATCTTGGTTTATCTACTGTTAAATATTTTTTACTAGTATTATTAACTTCAAATCCTTTCACATATGCTTTTAATGGATCCAATTCAATAGTATAGTAATCTAATCCATTTATAGCCTTACCATCTTCTGAGGTCGGAGTTCTGTTTAATACTTTTGTACCATCTGGAAGAGTATCATTTAAATTATATACTCCATTATTTTGGCCAGTATTGTAAGTTTCACGAATTCTTAAATTAATGTCATTAATTGTATAATTTCCAGATTCATCATAAGTTCTTCTAGCTAGATTTTTTTCTAGCTCATCATATACTGAAATTTGAACTTGTTCTACTAATTTTCCTTCTTCTAATCTAAGTAGTTCTATGAATGATGAATCAGATCCAAAATTAATATCTTGTTTTGTAAGTACAGCATCTATTTTTAATCTATCTGCACCAGGAGCAGTATAATTTGAAGATCCGACTGCATTATCATATAATGTAGAATCTGTTTCTGCAGTTACAATAGATTCCTGAACAGATAACCCAATTTTATATGAAGGGAAATTTGAATATTGATCTAGAATTATAGTTTGAGCTGGAACATTTACAAAAAATCCTCTAATAAAATATACTCCTTCAGTGATAAATGCAGCACTTCCAACATAATCTGTCGCACCTTGAGTGGCAGTCACTGCTATTGGATTATTGAATTCATCTACTAAAGTTTCTTCACTTGAAAATTTAGTAAATTGAACACCATTGACAATATTTCCAGATGAAATATATTTTACGTATAATGTTGCAAAGGATTTTTCGGATTCTTCGGCACTAATACTATTAACTACAGTAGCAACTACATTAGTAGTTAATCCTCTAATAGTTTTTCCAACTAAATTCTCTCGTATAGTTTCAAAACTAATAGAATTTTGTACTAAAACAGCAGAATATTGAACATTATAACCAGTTTGACCAGGAATTACTACAGATCCATCCTTAAATACATGCTGACCAAATTTTTCAATCTGATCTTGTAAAATTGATTGGAGAGTTGTTAACTCTCTAGCCTGCACAGGATAGTTTGGTTTAAATAATACCTTATAGAATTTTTTATTCTCATTAAAATCATCAAAGTATGGTTGCAAACTAAGATCTGTATTTTGCATCTATTTAACCTTCAAAGTTTTCGTGCTTCTTATTATTTATTTTAGAACTCAATGACCAATTTGACATCTTCAATTTGATCATTTGATCTAAACACTGGTTTTCTATTTTCAACATATAAAATATTTCCACTATATGGAGTTATTTCTGAACTGGAATATCCATTTGAAAATTGAATAGCTGGTAGCCCCGAAATAGTTCCACTAAAACTATTATCTGGAGTTGCAGTTACAGACATAGCAAGATTTGAAATTACAACATCTCCAGAAAATTCAATTAATTTATTTTTGCTAGTTGCAGATTGCTCTGCAGAAATGTGTTCATTTTGATAATATCTAAGTACTTTATTAATAGGATCCCAGTGAATAACTCTTCCCATTGCACCAGTGCTGGCCTGAGTTATAATCTCCCCATTTACAAATGTAGTTGTTTCTGGAGTAGAATCAATAAACTTTACTGCCTTACAAACTGTTCCTGTAGTTTCTATAAAATCTAAATTACTTATTTGAGGATCTTCAATTAATCCAAATCGTCTAAATTCCATATTAACAGGAATATCACCATTGCCATCTAAGAACTCAATGTTTTTATTGATCATTACACGATACCCACCTAGCTCATAGATGGCATTACTACCATGTCCACCTGGAGGAGAAATGATGGGAATAATTTTTGCGGAATTTGAGGATACTCCTAAATCAAATGAAGAACCAGTTAAATTTTCGTTGTCATAACATTTTGTCAAATCAATTGTTCCGAATGTATATCCAGATCCAACATTAACAACTGAAGCAGATGTAACTGATCCATTAGAAATAGTTACTGATACTACTCCTCCAGTACCATTTCCATCTATTCTGGTATATACAGTTCCAGAATTCCCACCATTAATGGTTAAACTACTACCATAATTTTGAACAAATACTTGATCAATCGAACCTGGCACAGCAGCATTTTGAACACCTGATTCAATTTTAACTGGAATAAAATCAGTAGATACAAATTTAATGTAATCCGTAATTGAAATGGTATACATGTATTTCCATCTGTATCCATCTGCAGTATTTTGTATAGATGGAGTAGTTGATGTTGGTTTGACTGTAGATGGCTTTCCACTTGGAAATGTAGTTCCAGATGGAGTTTGTCCATTATAGATGCACTTGTACACACGAAAATCATCAGTCATTACATAGAAGTTAGAATCATATAACTTTGATTGTAATGATGCTTTTGCTGGATTTGATGGACTATAATCATGTCTATACATATCATAGACAATTCCAGGTTGCCAAATTCGTTTACGAATTACTTCTGATACATCACCTCGTTGAATTCGTTTTACTGCAATCATATCATCATAAATTTCATTCAATTCATCTAAGTTATCAACTGGATTTGGTGGAGTTTGATCACTTACTCCAGTAACTCCGCCATACTTTTCTTTGATGGTTCCATTTGGATCATTCCAGTCATAAGATCTTCCAATAAACAAATATAGCTTACTTCTATATGACTGAGCACTTGTGGAAGAATCTGAATCTGGAGTTGCCCCAGTAAAAGGCTCTTCTAGAGACTCTATAAACTGTTGTGCAGCAAACACTCTAAAATTATCAGTTACTAAAGAAGGCATTCGTTTTATCCTTGTAGTTAGTCTTTTGTATGATTATTTATTTAAATAAACTCATCAAAATACACCAATGTATCTTGATTATGTGATGTAGAATTTGATGGTCTGGTACAACCAAATAAACGTGGAGTAGCTTGTGTAGTATCAATAGTTGTATACTCTATTATTTCAGAATCAATGATAACTTTATAGCTATCATACCCTTCTCCTGAATTTCTCAGATTTATTGAAGTAATAGTCCCAGAAGAATTTAATACTGGTTCGATAACACAACCAGACCCACCGCCACCAATGACATCAATTGAAATATCAACTTCATTATAATTACTACCACCACTTATAAGTTCTATTTTAGTTATTTTTCCTTTACTCACGAAAGGTCTGAATATAGCTCCCGATCCAGATGTAGAAGTCACTACAACCTGAATATCACTAGAACTAAATCTACTTGAATTTGCGATTGAAATAATTTCATCAGTAGAATTTATTGACGATGCTAGTTTTGTTGCAACTTGAACTGATGATGTACTTACTGGAGTTTGTCGGTAAACATATGAGTATGAAGTTGGAACCACCACTGGAGTTGCATATTGATTATACCCCTGAGATTCAATCTCAATAGGGCTCACAACTGCATTTCCTAATTTAATATCTATAGTAGCACTTCCTTTAGCATTGTAACCTACTCCTTTAGTTCTTATAATTACTGGGTCTTCATAATTACTTCCTCCGCTGGTTATATTAAAGCTAGTGATCTTTCCACCAGATGTATTTGAAGTGACCACAAGACCAGATGCTTTTTTGGTATTTACTGAAGATGCAATACCAGTGGCTACTCCAGATGTTGTTGCGGTGAACGTTGTACCTACATTATTATTAGTAGCTCCAAATGATGTAAAATTAGTTCCAGAGACATTAATAATATATGTTTTTCCTTTTTCAATATATGATGTAACTTTCATCACTGTTGGAGATAAAATAGAAGAAACTACTTTTAAATCTGGATCTCCAGAAATTAATATTTTGTCGCCAATAGAAACTCCGGCTGAAACACTATCTACGCTTACATCTGAAGGAACTCCTCTAAAATCTAAAATCACTAATTTGCTTGATGATATAGATGATGTAAATACTAGTTTATTGTTGTCAATATAATAATCATATAATGGACTTTGAATACTTCCATTTCTAAAAATTAATACTTGATTTTCTAGTTTTCTTGGTCTATCAATATCTTTATTTGGATAATAATCTGTATTATCAGATTTTTGAATATTAAATGTAGTTCCAGAAACTGAAGTTAATGTTTTTAACTTCAAGAAAGATCCTACAGATTTAACTGATATCTCACTAGATGAACTAGGTGCAACTGCAAATTGAATTTGACTCTTAATATCGCCTTGTAAGGTATAATCTACTGCAGGCTCTAATAGTTTGCCATCTTTAACTACAATTAGACTAGATTCACTTGGATATTGATTATTTTCAATAGTTCCTTGCGGTAGGAAATTTTCTTCGGATGCGAATAAATTAAACTTAACATTAGATCCATTAAATGGAGTGTGTACTTGATCTAGTAATTTAAATGAACTATCAAATTTAATACCAAATATGTTCCCAGTATGAGTTGTATTAAATGTTATGGTGTTTGCATCGTCAAATACAAAGGTATTTGATTCTTCAGTTCCCCATTGATTAGATGCAAAAATTACAAGATTTTCTCTCTCATCTGTTGGGATAGATTGACTCAATGTATATTGTAACCCAACTCCAGTTAATGTGATTAAGGTATTTCCATACATCCTGACAAGAAATACAACATCTGTTGACTCTAGTGGAGTTGAAAATTCAATCATTCCTCTCTCTACATTTATTGAATATTCTACACCAGGATATTGTATTATATTATTTCTAGAAACTAGAATATCTGCATCACTTAAAACATCAGAACTTATTAAATTTTGTTCGTTGTAAAATAATCTGAATTTAGTATTTGTACCATTTTGATAATCTCCAAGTGTATCCACAATAAATGATGTCACATATTTTATTGCAAATGGCACTGATTCTGGATCAACTGTGACTCCATTTAATAATGTAATTGTATTTCCATTAGAAATAGTATAATCTTTATTATGGAATTTTGGAATACCATTTACATAAATTACCAATCCATCTTCTTGCCCACTGACAATAGCTGATGACAAGATTATAGTTGAATTGACTACGCTGGAAATTTGAATTTCTTCTGACGCATGTGCATATACTATAAAAACAATTTCTTCTGCTTGAACTGGAGAAGTAAATGTTAAAGTAGTTCCTGTTACAGTAAAATCTTCAGTTGGATTTTGAATAACACCATTTCTGGAAACTAATAAATCATATACGTTTGGTGGAGTTAAACCTAATTCTACTGTAATAACTTCTGCAATTGCAGTAAAACTAGTTATATAGCTATTCTGATTGATATTATTATATGAGTATATGATAACGATATCGTCAGACAGTCCTGGAGCTTCATCAAAAGTAATATTAGTTCCAGATGTAGTATAATCTACTCCAGGAATTTGAAAAGCCCCATTCCTACACACTAATAAATTATTAACTCCTACTGGAGTAAATAAAATTCCATTTCTGGTAAGAGGCCAAGTTTTTTTAATCCCATCAAAATATTCCCAGGAATCTAATATAACGTGTTTTGTTTTTGCAGGACTCAGTTGCCTATTGAAATAAAATAATTGTACTGCATCAGATGCAGTAGGTGCAGTCTGAAGTGTAATTTTATTTCCTGATACAGATTGAGATTCAGAAGTTGGGATTAGTAAATTATTATTTTTTACTACAAATATATCTGCCGTATTTGTTACATATTGAGGAACTCCTCTATCAGACAAGTTAAATGTTTTTCTGCTATTATCTTGAACTACATTTAAATCATCTAGAACTATACCCTTTGCAGATGTACTTGTGTTTGCAATGTAATTGCTATAAAAATCAATAATCGTGCATTTATTTGCTGAAGTATATAAATTTTGGAATGTTATATTAGATCCCACTACGTTATACTTTTTCGGATCTAGTATATTTCCATCTATATTTACTACTAAATTAGTTTTTCCATTTATTGGAGTATATGAGTTTCCATCCATATATTTGAGTGGAAACTGATATGAAGTTCCATTAAAAACAATAGGATCTAAAACTTCTACGTAACTAGTTGAATATTCTGGATTTGAGTACATAAAATTAGTATCAAATCCATAAACAGTATCATAATTTTCAATATATAATGTACCTTCAATTAAATCTTTTGATATTTCATATAAAGACTTTGGAGTTTTTACATTATTAGTTTCTAAATATTCTGTTAATTTTTGAAGATCTACTTCTTTAGTATCAATAATTTTTCTATCATTGATATTCCCAATATCTACAATAGAGCATGTTACAGTTTCATCAATATACCAACCAACTAAATTAGTAGAAGGATCGGTTATTGGATCTGAAAATTGTATTTGATTTTCAGTACGAGTAAAATTAGAAATTGGAGCCAAATGAGTTTGATAAACTCCATTTGCAAAAATTACTAAATTGCAAGAAGAAGTTGGAGTATAATTTAAAGTATATGTATCCCCAGTTCCTGTAAAAGTTAATGCTTTTAATTTTGGATGATATAGTACATATAGAACATCTGTACTTGTCAAAGTGATTGAATTAAAACTTAAAATATTTTGTGATACTGAATATGCAGATTGAGCTTGTAGTACCCCATTGATGGATACCAGTAATTGATCTTTTGAAGTTGGTACTAGTGGTTGTAAATCTTTGGTTAAAGTTACTATATTTCCAATTCGTCTAGTGTCTACTACTTGAAATGAAGTTTCTAGTTCCTGTAGTACAATATCGTCTGCTGAAGATACTAAGAATCTTGGGATATAATTATCAGTTGTTAAATAATATGAGTTAAATGGTTCCTGACAAATTCCATTGAAGAATGAAATTCCATAATTTGTTATATTATCATTCTCAAGAATAAATTCTATAGATACTT